CAGCAGTTGGAATTCGCTGTGATGGACCCGAATGGGGTCAATTGGTCAACAGATTGATTGCAAAAGGTAAGAATATCTTTACTTTGGATTACTCAGACTTTGGACCTGCTTTTAACTCAGGAGTTAACTTCAGATGTCAACGCAATGCTAAGCGATGGCTTCTTGATAATGTTGAAATGCCTGAAAATTCAGATATTGTTCTTGATTCGTTTATTGAAGAACATGTGAATTCGATGCATATACTCTGCAGTTTGATAATGATTCAAAAGTGTGGTGGACCTTCTGGCGACCCTGGTACCGTTATTCATAATAGCGACGTTAATTACTTTTATGTTTGTCTGGCTTGGCTGGAAATTTTCACTGCTTACTATGAACTCTTTGATTTGCTCCTATCTTCTATTTGGAGGGAATTTGCGGAAAATGTGGAAATCATCGTCTATGGTGATGACCTTATCGCATCTGTCTCTGATAAGTGGCGTGATATCTTTAACGCTGCCTCTATCTCTTCTTACTTTGCTACTAAAGGTATCGTTTCTACTGACGCCTCAAAAGCAAAAACTATCGTGCCTTACGATTCTATTTTCAACGCTACTTTTCTTAAGCGTGGATTTAAACAACACCCGCAACATTCTCATGAGTGGTTGGCTCCGTTAGATAAACAGTCTATTACGGAGGCCGCTCAATGGATATTTTCGTGTGATAATGTTTCTGAAGCTACTCTTCAAAATGCTGAAGCTTCAATTCGTATGGCATATGGTCACGGCCCCTCTTTCTTTGCCGAACATGCAAAGATTGTCAACGCAGCACTAACATCTGTGGATTTGAAAGCTGTGCCCATCTCCTGGCAACACATTGACCAGGACTTCTTCCCTGATTACTATAGTAAAAGGGGATAAATTTGTTATAACTTTAAAGTGAACTTGTGAGTTAGGTTTCACTGATATTGGGTGATGAGCCGAATATTAACATAACTCCGCTTGTGAATGTGTGATTCACACCATGCCGTGGGGCTTATTAGTTTTATTTCTAATTATTAATTTGTCGTA